TAAAATAATTGATTTGTGAATTGGGCTGTTGGGAATACAGATTCGTTGACCATACATTTGTTGAGTATGTCTGACTATCAACAGAACTAATATCTGCATTTGTAGTCATAGCAACAACATTCCTTGTATCATCTTGATATTTTATCAATCTGTTTTGAATATCTGGTCCTTCTGCATTGAATTGATTATAATCATATCCAACGATTCCCCATAAACCCTGATCCCAATTTTTTTGACTATATCCCATATCTTCTAATGTTACCCCACATTGACTATCATAAAAAATATCGAATTCAAGATTTGAATTAATTTTTGGAAATGATTTTTGATCTGCTTTACTTCCTGAGGTTGTAATTACTGAATATGGAAACATTGATGGAGACCAGGTCGTGTAGTGTAATTGTTTATCTAATTTATAACAATCTTGAACTGCTTGGTCCGTTGGAGGAGGACCAAATACAGTAGTTGGATCAGGATCACCAGCATTGTAAAAATTACCGACCTTTTCTGCCGTATGTAAATTTTCAAATTCAAATCTTGATGCTAATTCATTCCATTGAAATGCTGGATTATTTGATCCTACATAAACATTTCTTATTAGAGTACCACCAGCAAACGATTGATAACCATAATATTGAACAGGAGCAAATCCTGATGATAATATTATCGCCGCATTACCATAAGCATTGAAATGATAATCATAACCTAGTTTTGTAAATTCTTCTAGGATACCACCTTGTTCTTGATAATATGATTCAGGAATACCACCTATTTGTTCTGTCAAAAAACTAATACAGGGTTGGGTAGGTCCCAAAATAGTATTTTTTTTAGCAAATCCATATGCTAAAACAGAATAATTTTCACCATCTGTATCATTACTTGTAAGATGTGACGAATTATTATTATATGCAAAAAATAATGGAACAGATGATAAATCCGATGCATTTGATAGGGGAGGAAGGTTTATATTATTTGTAGAATGAGAAACATTATACATATCAGATCCTACTGGATAAAAACCAGAACTAACCTTTTTCAAATCTAAATGTAAAAATCTAGCTTCTTCGGCAAAGGATGCACCCAAAGAGGCACTTGTAGGATTAACACTAGCAGAATAATTAGTTCTTCCGTTTGTTAAACCACCACGAATTAAATCTGGATATAATGTCTGTGTATCAAACAATGTCTTTAACATTAATAAATTTTCTTCATTCCATTCAATCGATGTATCTATCGTGGCTGATGAAGCATTAGTTTGTGCTTGTTCTGATATCAATTCATATCCATTATAAGGAAGATGTCTTCCTGCTTCTACTATTTCTGGTCTTTTAAAACCTACGTAGGCATACGAATTTAAATATTGTGTTGCCAAATTTTCGGCACCACCACCTGAGCCAGCACTGTTAGTAGATGGAGGACCAGGAGCACCAACATAACCTTCCGTCAGTCGATTCGAATTAAAATATGCTCTATTGAACTCTCCACCTAATAATGTATAATTAGTACAAGGAAATGCTTTATTTAATGTTGAATTAACAATAACACTATTTTCTCGTGCCTTAGAATCTCTTTCATTGATAAATTTAGGTTCATCAGTTGTTGTTAGAAAATTTGTTACTTCTGCGGCAACATTAGCAGGTGAATTATAACCTTGTGGGATTTGAACTACCTTTTTTTCTTTATACAAGACATATTCATGTAATGCAGGATCACATTTAGCATTATTCGGAACACTAAGATCTGTTAATACTTTTGAATTCAATACATATTCTGATGCCGAGGCATTTGATACATCACCTGAATTCCATACGATTCTTTTTTGTTTAAATAATGTAAATCTTGAATTATCATTTCTAACCTTTCTAAATTTACAATCACTATCTGAAACATTTTTACCTTCTGCTATCTGAAAATCATCTTCAAAAACATGTGATGCCGATTGAACCATAACATTTGCTCCTACCGGATATCCATCCGGGACAGCCCATTGTCCTTCCGAAGTGGTTGGGGATGTATAAGTATTACCAACCTGTCCAGAAGCACTTCCATGATTACGAGGTAATGTAATATAATTTTCACCATTAGCATTTTTATAATATGAAATCACTACTGATGCTTCATTATCTTTTTCTTGTATTTCTTCTGTTACTGTTTCACAATGTTCATAGGAAAAACCATTAGGATTTCTTTGAATCCTATGTACAAAACTATCATCATCCCTTTCTATTGTATAAACACCAACATCAGTAAAATCTGAAACAGTGGATTTTGTATATGAAATATTTTTTTGTCCTAATACTTTACCAGCAAATTCAATGATATCTCCACCTGCCCCACGTTGGGCTATGTGTGCCGATTGAATCGATATCTGATCTCCAATATCTAATGTAATACCTGATGAAACCTGATTTGTCCAAAGAGCAGTGTTTGTATCTGCTAAATTACTAGCAGAAAACTCAACAGAAGATCTCCTGTTAGCATCCAATAATATTGTTTGACTATACGGGGTAGGTCCCTGACTCATATTTATATTATATGAATTTAAAAAAAATTAATTTACAAAATGTTATTTACAGTTTGTCGTTAGAAGATATCTTTACATAAATGTTGTCGAAGCATAACCACCAGAGATGGTTGTTGCCTTTGCGAGTTCTAACCAAGTTCTTTGTGTGTATGCACCAGAATTATTTAAACCTTCATATTTCCAGAAGTATTCAATACCCCGGCTGTTAATTCTTTCATTACGGTTTAGACGATATGATAACCAATTGAATCTACCTAGGACACCCTTTTCATCCGCGGCATCACCCGTGTTTTGATCATATCCTTCAAATGTATCAGTCGTAAGGGCAACACCTTCTGCCGAATATTCTTCACGAGTTACAAATGGAACCATACCTTCTGCCTGAGCAGTGTTATGGAATTGACGGGCAGGATTAGTCACATCAATAGGATATAAGAATCTATCATTGTATTTGATATTTACCGTTAATGAACCGTTATTATTTCCTGACGAAGGTGCTTGACCGAATGAATAATGCCTTTCAGGAGCAATAGCATGGTACTGATTAAGGATACTAGCATCACTAGCACTATCTGCCTGAACACCAGTGATAACCTTAGTAACAATACGACCCGCACCACCAAGATTTCTAATTTGAGTGGTTCCAGAGGTTGAGGTAGCAGAGATTGATAATTTACTATGACGATAATCAAAATGAGTAATTGATATGGTGCTGTTCTGTTGAGCATATGCATCCATCATTTCCTGAGGATAATAAATGTAATCAGCAATTAATTTTAATTCATCCGTGTTAATGGTAGGGGTGCTGCTAGCGACACCACTACGTTGGCAAATACGACTGGTGGCATCAGGTTCAAATGTTAATTCAACCGATACCTGTTCACGCATCATGTAGAGAGGGAGCTGTGTCTGTTTTAACATTGGGAATAAATCCGAAAGAGCAATTTGGAAAACAGGTTTACCTGCTAGATCTGCCCAGTCAGGAGTAGTTAAATCTTTGGTAGCACCAACATCACCATTGTATTCACGACCATTCGATAAACCATAGGTGAATGCCTTTGTGTTACTATCCGCACCACCAGTGCTAGACCCCGCATCATCATATCGGAATTCATGAGCTATAACACGACCAGATTGAACCTGTTCACGTTCTAACTGATGTTCATTCGAAATAAATAATGATTTATAGGCAGTGAGGTAATTGTATCCATCAATCTCTTGAATAGTTTTAGTTCCAATTTTGAGAGCTGCTCTTTGAATAAGAGAAGCAACACCAACACCAATGGGAAAGAATCTTTCATTTGAATCTGTGTTAACAGCAAATGTAACTTTTGAATGAGAATGTAAAATACCTTTATTTAAGAAAACAAATCGGCAAAATGAATCACTTCTTACGGCAGGGTCGAGTATCGATGTCTCAACATCCGTGGCAGTACTTGTCTGCATAGGGGAAACACGTAACAGATCAGGGACATTCGGCTGAACTGGGGCACGTTCAACCATAGTATCGGCGACAGGGGTAGCATCTTGAGGGGCAGTGGATCCTTCCATTATTTTTATTTATAATGAAACAATTAAAAAAATTTAAAATAAAAAATTTATTTTTATTAATTTAGCTGAGCACTTGCAGACCCTGTGGTCCAAACACGAGAGTATTTTTAGCATGGACAAACACGAAGAATGCCTGTGCAAAATCGGTATCCAAATCCAATGCCATGTTAATTCCGAAGTTAACATTCGAAAAGTCAACACCTTGATCAGAGATACTATCATAGGCAACACCAAGACCAAAACCACATCCACCAAATGCGAAATCCTTATCAAATCTAGCATCATCCGATAATCTAACATTTTGTGGACGAAGAGATGTTCTAGTGATATCTCCAAATTTCATAACAGCATTCATATAGTTTTCAACTATTTGAGAATCAGCAGTGGTATTTGATGAATTCTTCTGTTGAAGAGTATTAATATTGTAATCAATGGGAAATTTAACACCATTTCTGGTAAAGAATAATTCACTGATATCTGCCGATCCACCACCACTATTAGTAGGATAGAGGGTAGCAAGACCATCAAATAACAGATTATTAATATGACTAGCAGGAACAATATTAGCAAATACACCAAGGACTCTTGATAAACCTAATTGGAAATTAATAATACCATTACCAGAATTAATCGTTTGATAATACGAAGAGATACTATTGTATTCATAGGTGCCAGAGGGTTGAGATTTTAATCTTTGAATGGATTGAGCATCAGGCTCCATTAATTCTGCTACAAGAGATACATCCTTGAATTCATAGAATGAATCCGTGTATGAAGCATTATCAGTATCACCCTGGGTGTGGAAGACCTGTTGGTCAGGAGAAAGATTTATTTCTATGATAAGACCACCTACTGCTTCTGCCATAAGGGGTAGTGGTTGACCACCATTTAGAAGACCAC